ATTGGTGCCCCAGTCGGTACCGGGAACCGGAGAGATGGTGATGATCGATGCACCGGCTTGCACTGTCCAGGTGCGCCCTGCGGAGTCCACGAAGACAACAGTTCCGGCAGGCTGCGCAGAGAAATCGGGGTTGGCAACGATCGCCCCCGCAATGCCGTTGCGAACCTGCGCGTGGAAGATCTGACCCGTGAACCGATTGTTGCCGCCGTTCCGCGCGCCCACTTCCAGTGCCGCGTTGTTCGAGAAGATCGAAGTCACGCCCGCTGAGGTCTGCGCGGTACCGAGCTGTGTCCAGGGACCGACGAGATTCTGCGCACCAGGGCAGGTGTAGAACGTCGCGGTGCGTCCGCCTGCCCCGTTGTTCACATCAAAGGTCACGCGGAGGGAAATGCGTTCGCCGCTGATGATGTCCAGCGGGATGGATGAGGACAGCGACATGACGTCTACGCCGGTCGATGACCACGAAAAGCGGATCTTCCCTGTGGTCAGGACGTCGAACCGGTAACCACGGTTATTGGTGTTATCGAAGTACTTCGCCAGGACTGTGGCATCAGTTGCGGGCGGCCACTGAGCGGGAGCGAGATCAATCCTGAGATCGATGTCCCCCACGATGTCAAGCGCGGCGTTATCCGGCGTGGAAGCGTAGCTGTTGACGGCTCCTGTCGTCTCCAGCGTGGTACCGGAGGGGTACTCGCGGTTGAACGAGTCGTAGAAGACCGGCTCAAGAATCCTGTAATCGTTCCGCACGTTCGGCGTGTACTCGTAGTCATCGACAACGGTCACGCTTGCGGTGCCCATGGTAATGCCGCCGCGAACGTCCACCCATGTCACACCACCGTCTGTGGAGCGCTGCAAGGTGTATTCGACGTTGGGGGTGGGGGACCCGATCGTGATCCGAACGCGTCCGAGGTCAGGGAAGTACTCCGCTGTCAATGTAGCCATTATGCGAGCCTTCCAGTGCCAGCGCGAGCCCTGCGGAGTTGGTTGCGGTTCATCTCGTTCTGCTTCTCCACAACGATATCAGTAAGTTCCCGCTCGCCGATCTTGACTGTGAAGTAGTTGTCGCCGCTCATGCCTGTAGCGGTGATTGTGTCGCCGCCGCGTGTGTCCTGGTTGTTGGCTCCCGCTCGGCTCAACGCGGACGCTAGGAGCGCATCTACGCGGGGGTCACCAAGGGGAAGGATCGCTTCGTTGAACCGGCCTTCGCCTACCATCGCCAGAGTCGGACCGGTAGCGAGTGCACCGGACGCGAGGAGCGGGATATTGGGCGTGTTGATCGTGCCGCCGCCTACGGTCCCCAGCCCCGGGATGTCAACGGAGGGAATGGAGAACGACAGGTTGTTCCACCCGCGAATCACCGAGTTGATAGCCGATTTGAAACCGGACGCCAGTGGCGCGAACATGCTGGAGAGCGCACCGCTGATGCGTCCTGGGATGCCTTTGACGAAGCTGACAAAGGTGTTCCAGGCGTTCTTTGTGTTGTTCAGTGCGGTAGAAACTACCGATTTGACCGTGTTAATCCCGTTCTTGAGCGGCGTGAACACACGTGAATTGATCGCTGACCAGGCCGCCTGAAAAGCCGAACTGAGCGCGCGCCAAGCGGTCATCATGGCGTCGACCTGCGATTGACCGGCATCCCGGATGAATTCGAAGATGACCGCGAGACCTTCACCGGCTTTTTGGAACTGCTCGACTACCCACTGGATCGTTGCCCCGAGCCCCGCCACCAGGAGGTTGATCAGCAATTCAATGATCGGGATCACGTAGGGCACGATGACGTTCTCTACCAGCCACAGCAGGATATCGCCGAGAACCTGGATGATGGGGCCCAAGATGGTGCCTACAAGCTCGGCGATAAGCCCTAGAACGGAGAACAGCGGCTGTAGGGCTTCGATGAGCGGTTGCACCGCGTCAAGAACCACCGTGATGATAGGTGCCAAAGCTTCCAAAATAGCGGAAACTACCTCAATCGCAAGACCAAGCTCGGTACCGAGAATTTCCGCAAGCAACTGGATAATGGGCATGATGGTAGTGATCGCGTCGACCAGGATCGGACCGAGGAGTTCAATCACGCTGGTCAAAGGTGCGATCAGCGGCTGAATCGCAGCAGCAACTACGTTGAGTAGCGGAGCAAGCGCGGTAAGCACTGAACCGACAAGTTCCGCCAAAGGACCCAAAAGGGGCGATACTACACTGAGGATGCTGCCCAGCCCCCTGAAAAGGGGCGGAATCGCAGGAGCGATACCGGCAAGCACTTCGCCGAACGCGGCTCCCACCTGGTTCAACGCTTCGAAGATGGAAATCAGTGCAGACTGACCCTGTGCGGACGCCAAGAAGTCATCGAAGACCTGCAACGCCTGCCCGAACACCCCGAGGATGTTGCCGCCAGTGGTCTGCGCGGCTGAGCCGATCGATGCGATGATGCCCACGATCGGAGAGAGGATGTCGCCGATCGCCTGGAATACGTCCAATGCATCGCGAACCCATGCGACTGCCTGACCTGACGCCGCAGCTTGGTTCAGGAACTCGGCGAATTGCGCCACTACGCCAGCGATACCGGCTCCCGCGCTTTCCCCGAACGCTTCATTGAGTGCGGTACCGACGTTCAGCAGCGCGCCGAACAACGCAGTCAACGGCTCCTGTACGCGCGCGAGAATCGTCGCCATGATCTCGAAGCTCTGGTTCACGAACTCGATGCCCTGCGCGGAGGTAGCGACACCTGCAAGCCCTGTGATGAGTCCGTTCGCCTGCGCAGCGACTGCGGTCATCCCTGCGGTAACCGGACCAAGCAGTGTTTCCGCTAGAGAGTTCAGAACATCATCGAAGTCCTGGAAAAACGCGTCCTGCACGGAGTTGCGCAACTCTTCCAAGGCGGGCATCATGTCCCGGATGGCCTGCGCGGCATCCTGCACGGCAGGAGCCATGCCTTCTACGGCATCTTGGAACTCTTCGGCGCTACCCGTGGCAGCCGCTTCGAACGCCTCACCGACACCGAGCGTGGCGACGTTCAGTGTCGACATGCCAGCCGCAAGGACACCGATACTGGAGGGGAGCGCGGCAACGATACCCACAGCGGGTGCAAGAGCAGCGGCGAACTGCACAGCCGCCGCCGCACCTGAGGACAGCGCGAGACTCAGCGCTGCGAAAGCGGGAACCGGGAGTTTGATGTCGGCAATGGACGACAGCGTGTCACCTAGACCTGAGGCGAATCCATCACCGAAATCAGCGCCCGTCTGCTCGCCGATGCGGCCACTACCACGGGAGATCGACCTTTCGGCTCGCTCCACACCTTGCGTGAGTGAACGCTCAACGGTGCGGCTGGCAGTCCGCGCGGCACGTTGGAGCTGCCGAGTATCAAGCTCGGCAGTGATCTCAACAAACGCCTCATCTAGCGGACCTGCCATTACCGCACCTCAACCCCCGTTAACGCGTGCTCACAGTGTACCGCCTATTACCGTCGTTTCCTGCCGCTCACACCCGGAGCGGTCAACGTAGCCATGGCCGCTTTCGAGTTGAAGGTATTCGTCTTGTCGTCGCCATACCATGCGGGTTTCGGCGCGCGCCTGCGTTCCGGCTTGGCGTTCTTCGGCTCCGCAAGCGCCTTGGCAATGACCGGCTTGGCTTTCTGCATTTCCCACTCCGCTACCTTCTCGGCGATCGCCGCATCGAACTTGTCTTTGTCCTCGGTTGAGGCGTTGCGCGTGGCGAAGTAGTACACGAGGTTGAGCCATCGATCCCAAGGCAGTTCCAAGTGCTCGACGTTGCGTGAAGCACACCAACCGTCGAAGTAGGGCCACACCTGCTCCGACGTGACCCAAACCTCTAGGGAGATTGCAGCGATGTAATGTCTTTTCCCAGTGCTTCACCGATCACCCATGTGAGGATTTCGTAGAAAGTACCGATGTCGATCGCACCATACTCGCCATCGAATCGACGCTTGAAGCGGTCAAGGGATTCGGGCTCGAAGATTTCGGCAAGCAGCTTGAAAATCGGCTCGGTTGCATCGTTGTCAGCGGCATCAGCGACAGCGAGCGTCTGCATCTCAGCTGCTTTCCGGTAGACCGCAAGCGGTGCCGGGTTGACGGGTTCAAGCCCATCCGGGGCAACAAGTGCCTTGATTTCCGCTGCAAGACGGGAGAACTCGGCGATACGCGGGTCTGCCTGCGCCTCTGCCGGTGCCTTGGCGGCTGCCTGCATTTCCCCCGCGAGACGTGAAAGCTCGGTCATCCGTCCAGCTGGAACACTCGCTTTGAGGTTGAACACCTCATTGTCGATGTCGAACTCGATGGGTTCTTTCTGGGTAGTAAAGCTCTTACGGGTCATGATGTCACCTGTCTAAGAGAACTGGTTGAAGCCTTCCCGAAGTCCGTCAACGAGGAACGGGTTCGCTTCCATGTACCGAGTGCCTTGGTGCACGAAGTTGGCGTACTCGACATCGGTACCGATCCGCTCAACAATAGCACCGTTGCGGATGTACTCCCGAATCTGAATGGAGTTGACCAGCAAGCCGGTGTCGATGCGCCTCGGGTTCGCGTTGAGCCTGCGTTTCGCAGCCGCTTGCGTGGCGAGTGCGCGCGCGCGGAGGTTCATGACCACGCCGGAAGAGGGAGAAGTCATGAGTACACGGATATTGCCGTAGTTCGTGGAGTTACGGACTTTCGACGTTGCCACTGATCCCCCTAACTGATGTCGCAGGGGTAGCCACCGTTGGGGACACCGATCTGCACGGTTACCGCTGAACCTTGGCATCCACCCATGGGACCCACCATGATCTGCGGTCCAATCGTGTACCGGTCGAAGAGCTTCACGCCGTTGGTGCGTGTGGAGCCTGCACACAGGCAGCACATGAGTCCGGCACGGACCGCCCAAGCGTCTTCGATAGCTACACGCGCCGCAGCGTCAACCTCGGAGCACGGCGGGGGATTGCCCAAGTCGTCACCTGTGGGCGAGCACCGGAGCATCGACACCGTGTACTGAAACACGAACAGCGGTGCGCCGCATTTGCGAGTGCCAGAGTTCTCAGTAGCATCCCAGGGGTTTGGGAACTGCCCCGACTCGTATGGGCGGTCAAGCGAGACAACGAGCTGTCCGCACTCGCAGTCATCCCAAGCGATCTCACCTGTATTGATGCACACCCGACTCGGAAGACCTGTAGTCGTGCCTTCCAAATATGGCAGGATGCAGTCGCGCAGGTGCTCGGCAAGCTCGTATCCCGCGAACGGGTTCGCGTTCGTGAATACCATCAGGAGGTACCTGCCCGCCTCGGTCGGGACCCGTCGATGTCGAAGATCGTGGCGATGCCCGTGCCGCTTGGGTTGTACGTCTTGATGAACAGGTCAGGCCAGTACATGCCCGTCATGCCGCCTTTGAAGGCCGTCTCCGAATCGAAGAACACCTTCTTGACGCCCTGGCGCGTGACCTCCTGTACAGTGCCCGAAGGCAGCACGCAACCGCTGGCACCGACACAACGTTTCGCGATCTCCACCGCGAGCTGACCCGCTGCGAGCTTGCCGATTTCGGGAACGTCGTCACCGTATCGCGCCGTGACTGACCATGTTCCGCTCTGGTTGTCATCGAGGTTCAGGTCATTGCAACGCGGCCAATCCTCACCGTCCAGGCGAACCAACAGGTTGAAGCTGTCAACGCGGTACGCAGATACCGGCAGTACCGCTCCGTCGACCTTGACAGTCACAATCGAATTCACAGGATATGGAAGACGCACTTCGGAGACGCTAGTACACGAACAACCTGAGGTGCACGTTCCGCAGGCGATGTTGATCCACGCTCCCCCGACAAGCGCGGGCTGCGGAAACGGCCATGTACTCCCAGTGAGGTTGTACCAACCATTAGTAGGGATCCATGGCCACGCCGGAAAACAATCCTGTTTACATGGACGCAGCGTTACGGTGCACAGGCCGAACTGTCGTTTCGTACGGTTCCACAGGACTTCGGTAGCGATCATCGCAGCGGTTGCTTGCAGCGCGGGAGTCGTCCCTTCCGGGAATGTCGCACACTCCAGATCCCATGCCCCACACGGTCCGGTGACAGCAACCATGGCCTAACCCCCTCGCTTGTTGTTCAGTGTACCGTCTGCAAATAGCTACGCCGGACGCTTTGGTGGTACATCCCCTGAGCGGGGAACACGCAACGTCGATGATGGTTTCGATTGCCGCTGACGGTTTTGTGCGACACGAGGATTCAGCAGACCGGAAATCTCGTCAGGCGGCTGTGGGTTGAAACTGTTAACGGACGGACGCTTCGGGAACCTGCGCCCTACAACGGTCTTAGGGGAGAGGTCGACATAGGTGCTGTCCCATTTCACACTCAGCGCCGAAACCTCCTCACCGAGGAACTGGTGCGCCTTGCGGCCACGCCCATGGCCCACCAGGCTGTCATCATCCCGATGGTCGACCAGTGACGGCCACGTGCAGTACGTAGGCAGTCGCAACATGTCGATGGCGTAACGACCGATACGGCGGTCATAGTTCGGATAGGTCTGTTTGTCGCACCAGGGCAGCATCTTGGTAATGAT